AAATCAGCACAGGCCGACGATTCGATGCGGAAGATGAAAAACACAGACATGTCATCTACACGCAACACCCCGGAGGTTACTAAGCAAGGAGGAATGCAAGTAAAAGCTATGTCCCCTGACTCAGGACATGGTTTAAAAATTCGGAGTCGTAGAAAATAATAAAACAATTTTAAGAAAATATGGCAATAGCAGCCTCACCAACATTCGCACTACAACCTAGTGCTCAGCAAGTCCCCTTGGCGACGAACTATATTACAGACTTTGATTTTTTAAATCAGTATCTACCTGATACTTATGAGAAAGAGTTTGAGAGATATGGAAATCGTACAGTTTCATCTTTCCTCCGTATGGTAGGAGCGGAGATGCCTTCTAATTCTGACCTTATTAAATGGGCAGAGCAGGGAAGACTTCATATTAAATATACACAAGTAGGAACAGCCGCAGCAGCAAATGCTTCAGTTGCTACTTTCCAAGTTAACGATACAGGTGTTCCTGCATTCGCAGCTACAACTAATCAGATGGCTATTAAAAAGGGTCAGACGGTTATGATTGTACAGAATAACGGAACAGGCTCTAACAAGGCCGTGGTTACAGACGTGAACCTCGCTCCTGCTTTAGGTACTTTTACTGTAGCATTTTACGATGCCGGCGGTTTAGTTACCGCAGGTACAGGCGTAGTTAATTCTGATGTAACTGTATTTGTATACGGTTCAGAGTTCCAAAAAGGAAGTGATGACGCTACTATGGGTTCTCTTGAGGCAGATGATTTCATCTTCTCGAATAACCCTATTATCCTAAGAGACAAGTATGCCGTTAACGGTTCTGATATGGCTCAGATTGGATGGATAGAAGTTACTACTGAAAATGGTGCATCAGGATACCTATGGTACTTGAAGTCAGAGCACGAGACACGTCTACGTTTTGATGACTATCTCGAGACAGCGATGATTGAAGCAGTTCCTGCTGCAGCTCCTACAGTAGCTACGGCAAGCAGCAACGCGCAGGAAGCGGGTTACATTGGTTCTGAAGGTGTCTTCTATGTAGTCAATGACCGTGGTAATGTATGGGGAGCCGGAAATCCGACTACCCTTGCAGAGTTCGATACAATTATTTCTCGTCTTGACAAGCAAGGTGCTATTGAGGAGAATGTATTGTTCTTAAACCGTCAGTTCGGATTCGATGTAGATGATATGTTAGCTGCTCAAAACTCTTATGGAGCGGGTGGTACATCATATGGTCTCTTCGACAACGATAAGGAGATGGCATTAAACCTCGGCTTCACAGGATTCCGTCGTGGATATGACTTCTACAAGACTGATTGGAAATACTTGAATGACCCAACTATGCGTGGAGACCTAAACTCTACTGTCGGTGGCGGGGGAGTTACAGGTTTAATGGTTCCTGCAGGTTCAACTACTGTATATGACCAAATCCTTGGTAAGAACGCGAAGCGTCCATTCCTACACGTGCGTTACCGTGCGTCTGAGACTGAAGACCGTCGCTACAAAACTTGGATTACAGGTTCAGCAGGCGGAGCGCAGACTAGCGGATTAGATGCAATGATTGTTCACTTCCTTTCGGAGCGAGCGGTATGTACCCTTGGTGCAAACAACTTCATGATATTTAACAGCTAGAAGTTAGTATACTATGATAAGGGGGGCGCGTCCTTACGGGTGCGCTCCCTATTATCTTTTAATTTTATAATCTTATCAAATCATGAAACAAAGTAAATACGTAGACAAGGTCTACAAACTCACAAGACAAGCAGCTCCACTATCGTTTATGCTGCCAACAAGAAATAGTCGTAGCTTTCCCTTAATGCATTGGGATGAAGAGACCGGTATCAATCGGGTCTTACGTTACGCAAGGAATCAGAACTCTCCTTTTGAAGATGAACAAGACGGCAATGCTATTGTCGAACCTGTAATTTTTGAAGATGGGTTCTTAACTGTATCTAAACAGAATCAGGTACTTCAGAAATTTCTAGCTGTACATCCTTTAAATGGAAAAAAGTTTGAGGAAATAAATACTGAGGCTGACGCTAAAGAAGATATGGAAAGTTTAAATGTAGAAGTTGATGCTTTAATAGAAGCAAGAGCTCTTCCTATAGAACAACTAGAAGTAGTATACCGTGTTATATATGGTAGAGACTGTAGCACACTTAGCACTGCAGAATTAAAGCGTGATGTTTTAATCTTCGCTAAGAACTCTCCTGAGGCATTCTTAGACGTGCTAGACGACCCCGAGCTAAATCACAATGCCTCTACCCAACACTTCTTTGATATGGGCGTATTGGCTACCCGCAAGAACAATACGGAGGTGTGGTTCTCTACAGCTACAAATAAGAAGAAGATGCTTAGCTGCGCCTATGGTCAAGAACCCATCGCCGCCGCCGCCGCATATCTTAAAAGCGACAAAGGTATAGAGGCTCTAAAGATGCTAGAGTCATTAACCAATATGTAAATCATATAAGAAGAGACCTTAAAAGGGTCTCTTTTTTTTTACTTATCTTTGACTTTTATTAATCATCTAATTTTTTAAAGATGCAAAAGTACCTTAAATTCAACACCACTGCAGGTGTTCACAACGTTCCCGTCGGGAATGGATTGTATGTAGAAAAAGTCGGCCTTACGGAGACAAGACTTTATAGCGCAGATGCTTTTTTATATCACTACAAATTGACAACTTCAGGTGGAGCTGCTCCAACAGCAGAGTTAACTGAGAGTATTATGACAGCTTTAATTCAAGCTTCTGCTACTACTTGGCAACATCCTGAAGTAGAAGTAAGTCTTCCTGCAGGTGCAGTAGTGGCTTCTATTGCATTAACCCTATTCTCTTAATCCTTGAAATCATGATGAAATATATCCGTATACAATACTCTGCATCTAAAAGTGCAATAATTCCCGTGGGTCAAGGTTTATTTGCTGAGTTAACAGCAGCAACTGAGGTTAAGATTTACAGCTCTGCTGACACTACTTACTATTTCTCTCTCACTACTACAGGAGCAACCTTTGCTATGATTACAGCTATTCAATCGGCATGTGTCCTCGCAGCTTCCACAAGTTGGGTAGACGCCGTACAAGATGTAGTTCTCCCGGAAGGAGAAGATGTTACTGACATTACAATTGCTGCATTTTAAGAGTACATACTCATAACACATATTAGAAAGAGGGTCACTATGAGTGGCCCTTTTTTTTTACTTATCTTTGTTATATGAACAATCTCTTACTTATACGAGACGAAACAAATAAGAAGCACTATGTCCCTTCTGATAATATTCAAAGAATATATAGGGTAGATGCTGTCACAACTAGAATCCAAACCAATATAGTTTTGTCAGTAGGGGCGGTAGGTTCACCTCCGGAGCTTGCTTGTTATGACTTCGGAGAGAGACCTCCGGGGTTAGGGGTATCAGACACCACACAGGTGGAAGCTTTTATTACTGCATGGCAAAGAGCTCTAGGTCTCTCATCAGCAACTGTAAACGTATCTCTTACAGCACCTGTATTTTCTGTTACACCGACATCTCAAAGTTGGACGTAATATCCTCTTAAAAAGTAGACCTCTTTTTTTTCCGTATCTTTGTCTTAAAACACGGCAATGATTAATACAGTTAGAAATACTGTTCTGTCTATACTTAATAAGAATAATTACGGATATCTCTCTCCTTCCGATTTTAATCTGTTTTCAAAGCAGGCGCAGTTAGAGATATTTGAAAGTTATTTCTCTCAATATAATACTCAGATAAATAAAGAGAACGCCCGCCTATCAGGTTCAGGCATTGCAAATTTATCAAAGAGTATTGAAGAGTCTATGGATTTATTTTCCATGACTAAAGGACTGAATGTAAACACCTCGGTTGCGGGCTCATATTTTATGCCTTCGTTATTAACTACAGGAGACGACTATTACTTTCTTAATAAAGTTTTGGTATATAAAGATATAATTGTTTCGGGAAGCACCACTACTTTTAATGCATTAGGAACTAGATTGATAGATGGTTCCGCGACATTTATTGCTGCAGGCGTAGCAGTAGGAGATATTGTAG